TGAATACACTAGCCTTTTTCTCTGCTAAATCAAGTCTTTTTGTCTTAATTAATTCTTGTTTCCAAGATTCTACATCTTGTTCTATAAGAATACCGTTGTTCCATACCCATTCTTTTGTTTCCATAATGCCTTGTACGAAGGCCTCCGGAGCAGATGGGTCTGCCACAATGTCAGCGGCCGTTGCTAAGTAAAAATCTTCTCCTACAAAGTTTTGACCGTTTTTCTGTACTAAGGAACCCATACCTCTTGATGACACGCCTAGTTTAGCGCCTTCATCTATAAGACTTTTTACGATCTTACCGTATGGAGTGTCCATAATTTTTGCTTCACCTATGAAATTTTTTCCTTCTGGATACAACTTCTTAATCATATGTGATACTCTTTCTAAGTTCACAGTTGGTCCTTCTGGATGGCCTAATTCGCCGAATGCTCTATTTTGATTGATAAATTCTTTATTATATCTTTTGACTTCTTTCATTAAAACGCCGCTTGGATAAACTCTACCATTACGGTTCTTAATGTCAGCTTGTAAGAATATACCTTTAATTGAGTAATTTTTCTTACCGTCTTTTTCTTCTACGATATACGTAGCGTCGTTAATTTCTTCTCTTATAAGTTTCATAGTTCTCTCTCTTATTTATACTATTTATAATAGATTTTTATTTCATGGCCAATTTTTCCACTGTTTTACGTCAATACATTGTTCATCTAAATTGACTATTTTATCGTTCAATACTTTACAATAAGTTTCAAAACCTTTCATCATTGCTTTGTTTTTTAACAACATATATTCTTTTAATTTAGGTTTGTTGATTATATCAAGCCCCATAAGAACCTGACATAAACTTTCATAGTTGTACATGTAACAATCTCTTTCAGTTTCTAATAAAATTCCTTTACTCCATCTTTCAATTTTTTCTTTTAAAGATTTGGTATACGTGTTATTATCATCTTTATGAGTCTTCCAAAAACCTGTATCATTACGTCCTGATTTATAGTGCAATAAAAGAAAGTCTATGACCTCTTCATTTATTTCGTTAAATTTTTTATTATAAATTTCTCTTTGATAAGAAGTATTTTCATTAAAATTTAAATATCTTTCCATCAATTCTAATTGCATAACAACTTGACCAAGTCCGTTAGCTTCTAAAGGTTCTAAAAATCCTGCACTAAGGCCTAAACAGATAACATTGTTTTTCCAAGGTTCAGTACACAACGCAGGTGTAAATTTTAAATTGGCTACAGGTATAATTTTAGTATTAAATCTTTTAGAAGCTTCTTCGATAGCTTCATCATAATTTATATAGTTAGGATCGTACAAATATCCATTACCGGTTCTGTGTTGTAAATTTATATTCCATGACCACCCAAATTTCATTGCTGTAATTCTAGTGTGATTTATTTTTTCGCTATTATCGTCCCACCATGCCATTACATTTTGAGCAGGAAATAAATTACTATAATTTTTAAAATTAAGATTTAATTCTTTTACAGACAAAAGTCTAGCAAATCCAGAACAATCTATAAACATGTCACCAGGTACTTCAATATTATCTTTTAATAAAAGTTTTTCAATATCACCATTAGATTTTCTTTTACAAGATATGTAATCTCCATCTATTAATTTTAAATTTTTTTTTAATAAAGCTAACTCTTTTAAATACTTGGCCGTACCACGGCTATCTATGTGATACATCATGGTATTAATATATATATTTTCTTTATTAATAGGTAACTTATTTGTTCTTATTAATTTACAATTAAATAAAAAATCTTCAGGTTTTTTTTCAGTAGCTATGCACATTTTAATAAAATCATAATGATTTGTTAGACCTTTAAACTCGGATAAAAAATCGGTATCATACCAGCCATCTATCAAACCATGAACAAAATTTGAATTTAACTCTTTCCAGTCATAAAAAATACTACCTAGTTTAGCGGTAGCATTTGTCTTTTGTATAAAATCATCTAAATTTATATCTAATAAACGAAATAATCTTGTAAGAGTAGCACCAGAACTTTCTCCGGCTATTATGGTAGGAATTTTTGAATTTTCTATTACAGTTATATTATTTAAAGGAAAACATTTATGTAGATATAAAGAAGTAAGCCATCCTGCTATACCTCCTCCTAAAATAACAATATTTTTCATAATATAAAAATCTAATATATAACTATCTAAACTCTATTACTAAAGAATAGTTATCTCCATTTGCAAAGTTTTTAGTTGATAATAATACATCACCTGTTGGTGTGATTGCATTATTTGGTATCTCATTTCCAGCTGTTCGAAAATCAAAAAATCCTTGACCTGAAAGTAACAATGCTGTTGCATCTGTTACACCGTCCCACTTCAACTCAACTGCTGATTTAGTATCAGTTGTGTTTACTGAATAATAAACTTTACTGATTTTTCTGTTACCATCTTCAGTCATAAAAGTAGTGTTTGAAGCATCTACTTTTAATACGTTTGTTTCACCTGTACCATCGGATAAATTTGTAAGTTTTACTACAAATTTTACACCTGAAGTATCAGTTATTGTTTGTGTTGTAACTACGTCTGCCATTAGTTTGTAAATCCTGTTTCTTTGTGACACTCTATAACAAGATTATAACTTGTTACATTACTATCACTTGTTAATAAAATATCACCACTTCCTGTTGACGAACTTTTTTTCTTTGGTTCACCAGGTTTTAAACCATAGTTACCATTACTATTTATTACTAAAATTGATTCTTCCGAATCAAAATTAAAATTTATTTTTCCTGTGCCTTCAATTTCATAATAAACATTTGCTATAGACACCTTTGGTTCACTTGTTGCATTTAATAATTCAGAAGCATCTACTAATAATTGTTCTGTTTCATTACCTACACCACTAGCTTTTATTATAGTTTTAAAATTATCATCTATCAAAGTTGTAGTTGATATAGTCATAATTAACTTCCTGGCGAACCTATTGCTTGCACTTTAGCACCACCACTTACAAGTACAACATAATCGCTTGGAGATTTTTCAATAGTTACTGAATCTCCATTACTATGTAAATAAAATTCACCTAAAGTTCCACCATTTTCATCTGTAACTCTTACTGTAGTTGTATCTGAAGTTGCTGTGCAATACACAAAATGAGCTCTATCAACATTATACGTACTTGCATTACCTCCTGCTGTAGGCACTTCTGCAGCTGTAAATGTACCTGGCCACGTTGCTTCCCAAGGAAAATCTCCACCACCAGAAGCTTGAGCAAGTGTACCTAAAGTTGTGTTAGTATAAAACCAATTTGTTCCGTTCCAAAATACACGTTCATCTCCTGCATTATAATCCATTTTTAAATTGAAAGTACCTGTAGGAATTAATGTTCTAAAAGGGGTTCCACCAACACCTCCTGAAGAAGGATCTCCTGGAGTATTATACCATCCGCCCATCAACACTGAAGAAGTAGCTTTGGTGCTTATATTAAAAATAGTTCCAACTGGATAAGTAGAAACATTAAGTTGATTAGGACCGATACCTTGTATAGATACAGAATCTTGTGTACTAAGAGTCCAAATATCCGCACTTGCATCTAAAGGTCCAAGAGAATTATTTGAGGCTATTGGATAAATTAATCTGTTAAAAGGAGTTCCACTTGCAGGAGTAAAAGTCCAAATAAGTTCAAAATTTCCTAAAGCTATTATAGAATTAATATAAGCATCAATAGGTCCATTATCTTTTCTAAATGCAACGCCACTACCATAAGCATCATAATTAAAAGAACCAACAGCTACTGTATAATTACTTGCTTCAGTAAAACTAGCTAAAGTTGGAGATAATGACAAAGTTGTCAAATTACTTACAACACCTTTTGATATAAAAGTTGATGTGTTTGACATTTTGTATATTCTTTATATTAACTTCTAGGTGAACCTACAGCACTAACTTTACCTGCAGTTAACGTTATAGTATCTGATGGTGTTTTTTCAACACAAACAGAATCACCAGCTAAATGTAAATAAATTTCTCCTAATGTAGTAGCATCAGAATCTTTTACCACAACTGTTTGAGCAGCTGATGTAGCTACGCAATAAACAAAGTGGGATAATCCAATATTGTTGACATTTGGATTAGTTATTAATGCACCTTTAGCAATGTATGTTGCCATTTTACTTTACTCCTAATTGTTCGTTTACTTCTTTATTAAAATAATTATCTAAATCTTCTTTTTTTATATTATAAGAAGCTACAACTTTTTCTACAGCTCCTTCAAACTTTTTTAGTATATCTGTTTGTTCATTTTCAATAATCTTATAAATTTCTTTAACTGCCTCTTTGATTTTAGGAGTTAATTCATTATAAGACTTTGAGTCCATAACTCTAGTTTCTCTTACTATATTACTGATTCTTGTTTTCATCACCAACTGTGCTTAGTTTAGCCGCTGTCTGTGCAAAAGGTTCAGCAATCTCTGGTTTTGGTTCACTGTGTGCTTCTGCTTCAACTTGTCCTTGAAACAATACACCAGCTAATTCTTTTCTTCTTGCCTCTAATGCATCTCCAACTTTATCTCTTAAAGCATCTTTAAATGCTTCGCCAGCTTCAGCTGCTTGTCCTAATGACAATTTGTCAATAAAATTTTTAACTTGTTCGCTCATTTTTTCTCCATTTGTTATATTTATAATAAAGTTTCAGTTTTCTTAGGTGCTCCCGTATCATCAGGAGGTGAAATACCTTCTTTACCTATTTGTTTATCTATATCTTTAATCTCTTTTTCAGACTGTTTGAAAACAAATTTTCTAATGTATTCTTGTGAAAAATACTTACCTACATACTTCTCTAAACCATCAGCCAAAGCAACACGTTCTTTTAACATTTCACTTTCTTTTAATTCAGCAAAATGACCATCTTGTAAAAAGTCATATTGAATATTAGCTTGTATTACAGGCCAATCTTCTATAGATATTACACCTTTTAATACTAACTGTGTCTTTAAAAAATCATTAAATAGTTCAGTAAATTTCTTTCTTAATCTTTGAACAAACTTAGTAAACTTTAATTCATCTCTTGTAATTTCTGTAGAACGGCCCATACTAAAACCTGTAGCTGGTTCTAATCTACTTACTGGTACATTTA